GACATAGAAAGCTTTACTAAAATAACAAAGGAGGCTATGTATGCCACAAAAGAAATCCTGAACTTCAGGTGTGACCTTGACTCAGACTTCAAGGTTGGAAATAATTGGGCTGAGACGCATTAATGTGTTGACACCCTGATATGTGACGTGGTATAATACACTCGTTGTTTAGTTAGTAGTAGACGACCACCGGGGAATGATCCCCATCATGGCTGCATCAGAGCAGCACCAACAAGGAGACTATTTTATGAACGATCCAATTTACATTACCGGCAAGTGCCACTATGCTTCTATCATTGAGCCTAACACCAAGTTTGAACCTGTGTGGAGTATTCAGGTTGAGGTGAACGATGAGAACCGTTCTGTCATTGAAGGAGCCAATCTTCCCATCTCCAACAAGGAAGACGAGCGTGGTGACTTTGTTACTATCAAGCGTAAGGTTATGCGAAGGGACGGTACGGAACGTCACCCGCCTATTGTTAAGGATTCTCAGAACAATCTCTGGGATGGTAAGCTGATTGCGAATGGTAGCCTTGTTAATGTAAAGGCGATCCCCTACGATTGGAACTATGCTGGAAAGTCTGGGGTATCCTCCGATCTTGCAGCCGTACAAGTAGTAGATTTTATTGAGTATGAAGGAAGGAGTGAAGATTTCGCCCCCGTTGTGGGAGGCTATGTCCAAGAAGTTTCAGCAGAAGCCGCTCCGTTTTAACATAACATAGGAGGTATGGGGGAGTGTTGCTGTAGTGGTCAGCACTCCCCTTCTCATATCATGAAGACAATAGAAACTCTTGTAGAAGATATATACGGGCTATTCAACCTTACTCCCATAGATATGGAGGAGGCGGAGGTTGATAAGCACATTGATGCTTTTGGAGAAATGCTTAAGATACATATCAAAGATTTTCTTTATGAGGTGCCCAGAGATCGTGGTAACCTGCGCCTATCAGCCATTGGTAAGCCGGACAGGAAGCTGTGGTACGATGTTAACAAACCTCTTGAGCAAGAGGAGCTACCCCCTGCCACAAGGATTAAGTTTCTCTATGGGTATATTCTGGAGGAACTCCTCCTGCTCTGCTCCACCATTGCAGGGCATACGGTCATAGATCAGCAAAAGGAAGTTGTTCTGGAGGGGGTCATTGGTCATCAGGACTCAATCATTGACGGTGTTCTGGTTGACTGCAAGTCTGCCAGCGGTCCCGGCTTTGATAAGTTTAAATATAATAAACTAACAGAGGACGACCCCTTTGGTTATGTTGCACAGGTATCTGCCTATGCAGCCGCCAACAATCTGGATCGTGCTGCCTTCCTTGCCATCAACAAGTCAACCGGAGAAATATGTTTATCACAACTGCACAGTATGGATATGATCAATGCCAGAGAAAGAATCAAACATCTTAAAACTATGGTCACTGAGAGTGCTGTACCTGATAAGTGCTATGCCGATCTACCTGATGGTAAGTCTGGCAACCGTAGGCTTGCTATTGGTTGTGTTTATTGTGAGCATAAGAGAGACTGTTGGTCTGATGCTAATGGCGGTCAGGGGTTACGTGCGTTCCAGTATTCACAGGGCAAGAGGTATCTTACGCAGGTAGGTAAACAACCTGATGTCGCTGAAGTTACAGCCTAAGTGTCTGGAAAGCATCACTGGGTTGGCGAGGTAAACCCTGATGTTTACTATGGTTTTGTTTATCTGATAACAAACACCGTCACTGACAGGAAGTATATTGGCAGGAAATTCTACCATACCTATAGAAAAAAGAAGCGAATAAAGGAATCTAACTGGAGAGTATACGCAGGATCATGCAGACCTCTTCAGGAAGACATGAAACGCCTTGGCAAAGATAAGTTTACCTTTGAGATTATCTGTAATTATAAGACAAGGGGTGGTGTGGTAAGCGGAGAGGTACATTTCCAGACAGACAGTGATGTACTATCACCGGAACTTCTACCCTGTGGTGAGCGGCTGTACTACAATGGTCAGATAGGCCATGTAAAGTTTGTAACTCCTGAGTTTCATAGTGCTAAGACCCGTGCTAAGATGAGTGCTGCTCATACAGGCAAGACACGTAGTGCTGAACAGTGTGCGAAGATGAGTGCTGCTCAATCGGGAGAAAAACATCCTAATTATAAAGGACCATATATCATAACATTTAAAGATGGTCACACTGAAGAATGGCTAAAGATAGCGAACATAGATGGATATGATAGCAGTAATTTATATCAAGTTCTTTATGGACAAAGAAAATTTCATAAAGACATAGTAAAAGTAGAAAGGATAGGGTCTGATGATAGATAATCTTGATGAGTTTGTGACCCTGTACGATCTTACTGATAAAGATCCAGACAAGACTTTAAACTTAGCTATAATTCTGCAAGCCCTTCTGGATTTGTCAAAACCAAAAGAACCTGAAGAAACCTTGGAGACGGTGCTTCAACGTGACCAAGCCAAGGCATGGGTATTTTGTTCTGTTGGAGTTACCTGCGAGAACTTTGAAGCAACCTGTGATCTGGCAGGGCTTGACCCACGGTCTGTCAGGACATTCGCTATTAAAGCTTTTACATCGGAGAACGCATATGAGATCAGAAGAAAACTCAATTCCTTTCTGTGATGAAGAAAAATATTCAGAAATTCTGTATCCAAGAGAGGGAGCATATGATTATTATGGTAGACGTATGAGAGAAGAGAAGGCACTGGACAAGCAGGTTGGCGGTAAGCACTATAAAGATTGTGGCATCCAACCAGTAGAATATATTTATGCGAATAAGCTTGACTACTTTGAGGGTAATGTGATAAAATACATCACCCGTCACAGAACAAGAGGAGAAGGTAAGAAGGATATAGAAAAAGCAATTCACTACGCACAGATGATATTAGAATTAGAATACAACACGTAGGGGGATGTGATGGCGCAGTTCAGGTCTAACGAAAATCCAATGTTTCGTTCAAAGTTTAGTGAGGATATATTTAAACATAAGTACGCACATCATGGTAGCGAGACATGGGATTCCTTGGCATCAGTCCTTGTTGAGGATGTATGCCAAGATCTAATGACAGAGGACGAGAAGGATCACCTGAAGCGACTGATCACGGACCTTAAGTTTATTCCGGGTGGTCGTTATTTATATTATGCAGGCCGACCTAATAAGTTTTTTAATAATTGTTACCTGCTTAAGGCGGAGGAAGATACACGAGAAGACTGGGCAGACATCTCTTGGAAGTCTGAGTCCTGCCTGATGACAGGTGGTGGTATTGGTATTGACTACTCTGTATACCGTGAGGAGGGGCGTATCCTGAATGGTACTGGGGGTCTATCCTCCGGTCCTATTCCCAAGATGATGATGGTCAATGAGATTGGTCGCAGGGTAATGCAGGGTGGTAGCCGTAGGTCAGCTATCTATGCCAGCCTTAACTGGAAGCATCCTGACGTAGATAAGTTTCTTAGCTCAAAGAACTGGTATGATATGCCGGTAGGCACAACAGGGTTTTCCATTGGACAGGTCAAAGAACAAGACTTTAACTTTACCGCTCCTCTGGACATGACCAATGTGAGTGTAAACTATGATACCGAATGGTTACTTAACTACTGGAAGACAGGAGATGTTGGGAATACTTTTAGAACTAATATCAAGCAAGCATTATCTACAGCGGAGCCGGGGTTTTCGTTCAATTTCTTTGACAAGGAAAACGAAACACTTCGCAACGCTTGTACGGAGGTTACATCTGAAGATGATTCTGATGTTTGCAATCTTGGCTCTGTTAATATGGGCAGGATTGATGACTTAGCGGAGTTTGCTGATGTGGTGGAGCTTGGGACAAAGTTCCTGCTATGTGGTACACTGCGTGCTAAGCTACCCTATGATAAGGTTTACAAGGTGCGGGAAAAGAACCGTAGGCTTGGCCTTGGTCTGATGGGAATGCATGAATGGTTAATCAAGGGAGGAGAAAAATATGAAGTTACCGAAGGTCTTCATAAATGGTTGGCGGTCTACAAAGGAGTTAGCGACAATACTAGTGCCAAGTTTTCTGATACTCTTGGCTGTAGCCGTCCTGTTGCTAATCGTGCCATTGCTCCAACTGGATCAATAGGCATCCTTGCTGGCACATCAACAGGTGTTGAGCCTATCTTTGCTGTGGCTTATAAGCGCAGGTATCTTAAGGGTGGTAATCGCTGGCACTACCAATACGTAGTAGACAGTGCGGCACAGGAAATAATTGATCTGTATGGTACTGACCCTAATAAGATTGAATCGGCTCTGGATCTGGCCGAAGACTACAAGCGTCGGATATCCTTTCAGGCTGACGTTCAGGACTATGTGGATATGTCAATATCCTCTACTATCAACCTTCCAGAGTGGGGGAGTAAATTAAATAATGAAGATACTGTTGATGAGTTTTCCGATACTCTTGCTTCTTATGCTCACAGGCTGCGTGGTTTCACCGTGTATCCTGACGGATGCAGAGGTGGGCAACCACTTAGCAGTGTGCCTTACTCTGAAGCTGTAGAGAAACTTGGCGAGGAATTTGAGGAAGGATTGGAGACACATGACATCTGTGATATTACTGGTCATGGGGGATCATGTGGTGTGTAAATAAATAATAACTTAAAGGAGATTTAATATGGCAAGAGATTATAAAAGAGAAAATAAAGTAACAAAGAGTAAGCCAAAGAATATTAAGAAGCGTGTAGAAAGAAACGCCGCACGGCGTATGTTAGAACGCTTAGGTCTTG